TTGCGCACGGCGGGTGTGGATGATGGCATTGAAGTTGATCATGATCATGGTGTAGAGCCCGTGAAGAGTCCGGTAACAGAAGGTGCGGAGTTTGTTTCTCGGGAGACTCCTGAGGATGATTCCGATTCCACCGTAGATGATGTAGAAGTTGTGACTCGGGAGAAACCCGAAATTACCGCCGCTAAGCGGCGTGCAATTTTGCACCGTGCTCGCATGGATTATCTGCGTCGGAAGAATTCGGGTAGTGTGTTGGATGGTGCTGACAATGTGAATTCCGACAAAGCCATGAAGCCCAAAAAGCCTTCTATGGATTCCACTGATAATGCGGATTTCAACTTCCAAGAGAAGCCGGATCTGAAACCATCAGAGGATGGCGTGTTGTCGGGTCATGATGTTGACTACAAATCTGCTGCAGAGCATTATTCGAAATTGTATGCGGCTCGTTTGTTGAAAGAGAAAGAGGCGTTTATTCGTCGTTTCATTCGTGCAGCTCGTATTGCTGCGACCCGTATGCGTCTCAACCACGAGGAGCACCCTCTGAAGGTTGCTGCAGTGGAAGTCCTTTCAGCTGAATCTGGTGCGGTTGAATTCTCCAATTCGGATATTTACCGGGGCATGGATGTAAATGCTGCGGTGGAGCTTACTGAGTTGATTATGGACGAAGGTCACGATCAATTCATCTCCACTCTGTTCACTCGTGCTGCGGAGTTGATGGAGAAAGATGATCGGTATCTGGCTGATATGGAAAGTGACTTGAGTAATCTCATGCCGGTTGCTGTGGTAGCTTCGGCGGGAACTTCGGTTCCGTCACGTCATTCTGGTTCGCTTCGTAGAGAAGCCCGCGAGGGCAACTTCGAAAATAACCCTGGATCGACTGTCCCCGGTCCATCTGAAATTAACAATGCTCCCAGGGCCTCGCTGTTCGGCGGGGACACTAGCCTCGGACGGCGTTTGAGTCGTTACGAAGGTGCCGGTCGGTAGGACCTGGAAGCAGGACAAAGGAGTCCAAGATGTCATTTTCCCCCCGGATGGAAGCCTTCAGAGTCAGTACCCGCGCAATCGGTATTGACCTGTCGCGCTCCCAGTATACCCGGAACCTGGGAACTTACGTCGCCTCTCCGCTTGCTACATTCCGTTCTGGTATGCTCGTTCAATTGAACGCAAACCAGGAGGTTGAGGCTTGTGGTACCGGTGGCGTAATGAACCCGTTTGGTTTCGCGAAGTATACGAAAGCAAATGAGCTGTATGCGGCGGTTATTGGTGAGCGCATTACCCTCACGGGTACGGTTGCTACGAACCTCAAGCATGCAAACCTGCTGGCCCCTGGCGTAACTGCTGGTGGTGTGCGTGTGGTTGTAGTATCTTCCGGTGCGGTTGCTACTGAAACCACTGACTATGTAGTCAACTACATAAACGGCCAGGTAACCCGTAATGGCGCGTCTGTCGTGATTGCTTCCGGAGCCGTGGTAGCTGTTGATTACGCTTACCAGGTTACCGAGCAGGAACTTCGGTACGAAGGCCGCAACTTCTGGAATATGACGAACGATGTCGATATTCAAGACGGTAAAATCACCGTCATTACCGACTGGTCGATCATCTTCACCACGCAGTACGATCCGAGTTTGACGTATGAGGTCAATGACAAGCTGTATGCTGGTAGCTCTGCTGCCGGTCTGGCGGGTCTTGTATGTCAAACAAGCGCGAATCCGTACATCGGACGAGTATTCCAGGTTCCCACGGCGGACGATCCCTTCTTGGGTATCCAGTTCGTCGGTGGCGGTCAGGCATAAGGAGACGGCAAATGAGTAATCCGTACAAGAGAATCAGTAAGGATCGCCGTCCCGTAGCTGCGACTTCCGCTAAGAGGGCTGCGGCCCCCGAGGCGGCACCGCAAGGCCGGATGGCTGTGCGTCCTCGCGCCAAGGTATCTTCCCGTAAGGAAGAGGGCCTGTTCGAGGGCAATGGAACTTTCAACCCGCAGCGTTTTGACGCGGCCACCAGCCGTCGTGCTACTGCTGCCACCACCGAGCGTCGTATGTTCGATGCGAAGGGTGAAGTGAATGCATGGGATCGTCGCGATGCGCTGACCCAGGCTCACCACCTTCTCAACGAAGTCGCGAAGAAGAATGCTGCGGATCTTTCGTTCTACCGGCCCCAGGCTGAGCAGGCGATTTCCAAAGAAGCTCGTCGTGACATCCTCGCTGCGGCTCTCACCGATCCGACCGGCCAGGGATTCCACATTGTTGGCGAAGAGCTTGCTCTCCCCATCAAAGCGATCCTCGACTACGAAGGTTTTGCTCGCAAAATCTTCCGCGTCCGCAAGCTGGCCCAGGCCGAGCTGTTCCGTATTCCGGTGGACATCCGTTCGACTGCTGCGGTAGTCGGCCAGGATGGTCAGTCCACGGAATTCCGTGCGAAAACCAAGTGGATCACTCCTCCGGAGTGGAAAGTCACTTCGTTCCCGACCATCGACATCATGGACATCTATCAGATGAACTTCGATGTTCTGGATCGTGCGCAGGATACCGCTCGTCAGGAAATCGAGTTGCAGGAAGATAAAGCGGCGATCCGCGCTATCGACGATGCAGCTCGCGTTCACAACGCGGTGACTCTGTTCTCCACGTTGGGTATCTCTGCTCTGGAAGACGTGCGCTTCCAGGTGGAACGTAACCGTCTCATGGTCGAGAACTTCCTCATCAACCGCGCCGAGCTGTCTGACATCGTGAAAACCATGTCTTCAGCTGTTGACCCGGTTACTGAGCGGGAACTCCTCCTTGCCGGTTACATTGGCAACATCCTCAATGCCCAGATTCTGACCGCTGCCGGTACGGGCGTCGAAGAAGTTATCCCTGCGGGTACCTTCTACGCGACCACCGGTTCGGACTACATGGGTGAGATGGGTGTTCGTATCGAACTGTTCTCGGAACCTTTCAATAAATACGCCCAGTTCGAGACCGTAAAAGGTTGGGCTTTCATTGAAATGATCGGTTTCGGTATCGCCAACGTTCGGTCGATTGCCAAAGGCATCAAGTAGTTTCTTTCTCTGTTGAGTTTCCCCTCTCGTCCTTTTACCCCCTTTTAGGACGAGAGGGAATTCTCTTTGACCCCGCGTAAGCGGGAGGTTGGGTAATACCCTGGCATTAAGGTCTGATACATGGATAATCATACTGTTCCTGTATTTGACCCTCTCGGTAACGAAAAGTTATCATCTGTACACCCAGCCAGGGCGAGGACGTTAGTGGACAACGGTAGGGCCGTTATACATACAACGAAGCCCTACACTATCAAGCTGGTGAAAGATCCCAGGGAGGCTCAGATGCAACAGAAAAACATTATCACAAATTTCACGGAGTATTTCAAACAAGAGCGAGACGTATACGTGCAGAACGTATCCACGATGCAAGTCTCCATGCAGTTCCCTGTGGGGAACGGTCAGGTTGAGTCACTTCTCTTGCCTGCGAATGTGGACCCGCTGAATCTCACTCAGATGCTGCCTTACGAGGTTATCAAGCGTTCGATGGATCTGCGTAAGCTGGTCAATCGTCGCCCTGCCGTACTGGTTCTTCTTTCGGAAGAGGAGTACATGTCCTACTACCAGGAGAAGGCGGAAGAAGAGGGCATTGATCTGCAAGAGGCGATTTCTCGGGCTCAGTCGTATCAGAATGATCTTCAGAACAAGAAGGTGTTCACTACACCTTTGGCTCCTGAGCGGAAAACGATTGAGGCTGAAACTCTGGAGCGGACGGCTCAGCCGTTGGATCCGGAGGACGTGATTACGCCTCGGATAGTCGGTTTGTGCAACGACGAGACTATTCAGGCCCGTGAGATGCTGGCTCAGATTAAAGCAGTAGCGAAAACGGAGGGTCTTACCCGTGCAGACTTGGAATACCTTCTGAGTCACGGAAAGCACAAGAGCGTTCAGGTATATACCCAGAACGAGATTCAAACCCGAGAAGCTGCTAAATAGTTCCCCCCTTCCCTTTTAGACAATCCCCTTATTGTTGTGGTATCGTATCTCTCATGGAGTTTTGTAACTTGAGAGAGGTGATTTATGGGTAATTTCAGGAGATGGTCGAAGGATGTAATTCTGGCACAGGGTGAGACCTTGATTATTCAGGATCCGCCAGTCAGTGAACCCATTCAGAATTTTTCAGTTCACCTGGGTCCCAGTTTGTCGGGGCCTGCTATTCCCGGTAGCGGCGGATCTATTGCGTGGACTGTATTTCAAGGGGCCATTCAGAAGGCTACAGGGACGTTGGCTGCGGGAGCTACTCTTCTTCCTTCGAAGCTGTACGCGGACGCTACGATGATTGATGGTGACAGGGTGCTGCAGGGTCATGACTTAGTGCCGGATCCCAGTGTAGCTCGGACACTTCATCTGGTAAATAATTTAACGGGAGATGCGGCGGCATGTCTCTTCTCTGGAAAAGTTACGTTCCTTTCTGAGAACGTTATTGCCAACAACTAGGAGGTTTCTCATGGAAGACTTTCTGTCTTTGATTACTGAGTATGGTCCCTACATTGGGCTGGCAATCACCGTGTCAGGCATCACTCAGGCTCTTGTGAAGGGTTTCAAAAACTTCTTCAAAAAGTCTCAAGTGGGTCTGCGAATTCTGCCGTTCATTCCGATTGTGCTGGGAATGATTGGAGGTTTGCTGCTGCCCTTGGATACGACTCAGAATGATGTATTGGTGGGTGGTATGCTGGGTACCTTGTCGATGTTCTTCTATAAAGTGGTGACTCGAACATTGGCCCCTGGTTCTATACTGCGAGAGAAGATAGGGGAGTGATTGGATGGTAATTTTTCTGAGGTTGAAGCGAGTTTGTAAATCCATTTGGCAGTGGATTAAGAAGTACTGGAAGTGGGTTGTAGGTGGCCTGACTCTTTTGGTGCTTCTTATTCTGATTGCAAAGGCAGTAGCTCGCGGGTCTCAGGGTAAGCTGAAAGCTGAAATGCTTAAGCACCAAGTGAAGATTTTGACTATGCAGAGGGAGATTTCCCGATTGGAAGGTCAGAGGGACATTATTCGGCAGCAAGCGTCTGCGGTTACGGCAGAGATAGATCAGTTGGATGCGAAGATAGATGCTCTGGACACTCAGATCGCTTCGTCTCGTAAAGAGATTGACAGGTTGTCCGCCGAAGAGAAACTTCGGCGGTTTAAGGAATTGGGTTACTGACATGAAGGTTGGCCTTTCAGATGAAGCGGTTCATAGGCTGGCATCTTTGAAGTTGGGTGGAGATCTCTCTGCGGAAGAGGATGAGCCTGCAGAGGATCCTGCAAAGAGGTCAGCAGAGGCAGCAGAGGATGCGCGTTTGTTGCATGATAAATTAGCGTATGAAATTTCATATTGGATGTCTCGGGGGTTGTATAAGGATGCCCTGCCTTTGCTCAGGGAACTGATAGTGAATAACCCCCAGGGATTATGGGATAGGGCTGTAGAGGTAGCAGAACTCTTTTAGGAGTGTAGATGTTGCGTTTTCTTCCCATAGTACTTCTCCTGATTTTCGTATTGGGTTCTGCACCTGCATTGTGCCAGAATTCCTCGGAGCTTCTTACGAATAAGGGTGTACTGGGTTACTGGTTTCCAATGGAAACGGGTGACAAGCTATTGAAGGATGTCACGGAGTTGAAACTCCTCCGGGAGAAGGTCTCGTTGATGGATGCCAAGTTCGAGGCCCAGGATCGGTTGATTGAGTTGTTGAAATTCGATATTCAGATTTCTGAGGGTATTGGTGAGAAGTGGAAAACTGCTTTTGAGGAGCAAGTAAAAGTGACTCAGAAGCAGCAGGTGTACTAC